GTTAAATTACCTCCTCGCGGTCCAATAAATTCTCATCTTGGTCTTCCCTTCACCCCAAGACGCCAGGAAAATCTGGAGGGGAAAATTCCCCCGGAAATTATGTACAAAATTTTCCTTAATGTTTGTTACACTGGTGAACGTATTGGTCTTCCTCACGTTCCAGGATACACAAACGAATGTACCTATTGTGGATTTGTCTATGCCGAGAGCCCCTATGCCTTGAGCCCCTTCCCCCCTATGTCATCCGACTCTAAACTCCAAAAAGAGCTAATGAAAACCTACAATGAAGAAATAGCTGCCATCATTACAAAGGGTAAGGTATCTCTTGATACCCAGAAAGTTAAAGTAAATGAAAGTACATTCGAAACTGTATTAGATGCTTCTCATAAAGCATTTCATGTAGAGCCTATAATTGTAAAACCACCTCTTGCTGGCATGAAACTATTTGAGCGCTTACGCTCGCTTACCCCAGAGCCTTTTGTAGGATGGAAGGAAGCCATTTCAGGAACAATCGAACGCCTTTTAGCACTAGGAGAAAATGATGATGTTTTAGAGGCATATGGAACAATCTCCAACATATCATCAGATATATTAGAAGAGCTAAAAAGTCGACTAGGAGAAGTAAATGCACGGGCGTTTCAGTTAGTTCTTGAAGGAAATCCAGTACAATGTATTGAAGCTATTCGTACATATTTCCTAGTGCCTTTTCAACGTCTTGTTACAGGATTTCACACAAAATCCTTACGCATTCCAAAATCTTATAAACTGGGCGAGGGAACTGAAGAGGATATGAATCGCATTCTTGATAGTCATCTTGAATACATGGCAACTTTAGCAAAACGATCAACAGGATTTACACTTCATAAAATGAAGTGGGCACACGCACGTCTTGTAGATGCTTTAGCATTATTAAAGTCATCCATACGTGCATCATATATTCCTGGAGGTGGTGCGGGTCTTCCTTTTATTGTGACTGCCCTTATAGGAGGAATTTTAATCGAATTTATTAATCCTAATGTTGTTCCTCCAGATATGGATGAAGCGGCAGCGTCTTCACTTGATACTGGAGCACGCGCACCAATCCAGATTCTAGATGTCTGCATTCAGAAATTACGCCTTGAAGGGATGAATTTCACAGAAGAGCAGATTAAGGATATGATATCGCGTCGTGATAATATAGAGAAGGCGTCATTTATTAAACGGTTTGATGATTTAACACCGGAAGCGAAGGCGGTCGAGAAGATGAAGAAGAAGCTTGGGCTTGGTGACTGGGCGGTTGGAGGAACAAATGTGATATATGCCTATAATCCCGAGCAGTATGAACGTGAGCGGGAGCAGAGGTTAACTATGGGATTTGAAGATTTCTCACAGGGACAGGTGGTTTTAGAAGAAGGTGCTGAGGGTGCTGAAGGCGGATATGATAATCAGCAAATGGGGGAGGATGATTATTAAGGTGTTCCGCTAAACATACTTTGACCCGAGCATATAACATCCATCGGCACGTGGTATAAGCCCCATGGATTTTAAAGAGCTACGCGCTGTAAACCCAATCGGTTTAGAGCGCTTTGCTTTTGAAAGAGCTGCCTTTGCTTTCATAGTTGTTTTAAAGGGACTCTTTTTAACACGACGTGTTTGCATAGGAAAGGGTGTTCGGCGGCACTGCATTCTAGTAATTGCCGCTAATAAAAGGTGCATCTAAAACTCCACTACAAAACAGAGATGAGAACATTGATTCTCAGTGCTGTTCTATATTTGTTAGGAATTGCTGTAATACTTTTACTCAGACCTCCCCTTATGTTTCATAAAGATGGAAGTTGGAAGGAGTTTGGAACAAGCTCAGATGAACACACTATTTTTCCTTTTTGGCTTACCTGTATTGTATGGGCAATTGTATCATATTTAGTAACTCTTCTTATTGTTGGAGAGTATAGAGATACTGTTGTATCTGCAACTGCCCTTAGTACAATTCCTCTTACCTCTTTATCTCCAAAGTCCCCGGAAGATTTGGTAAATCCACTTCCGATAAAAACAAAAGGTAAGCAGAAAAACATAATTAACACATCCCTTGTTGGGTATCATATGCTAAATAAGGATGCTACAGAAGAAACTGGTATTCCCCAATACATTTATGTTGGAGAAAAGCCTTTAAAAAAGCCTGGTTATTACATGGTTAATAATTCCAAGGAGGTCGCTGATGGTAATGTAAAACCAAAGTATACTTACGTAGGCAATGACTTAAGCTCTTCTGATGAAGAGGCTTCTTGAGAGGGAGGCATTGTTTCTCCAGAATACACTTGTAAAAGCCATGCCACAATTCCATTCATAAAGATGGAAGTCGCCATAAGAGCAGAAAAGGGTCCAAATCCTCCTGCTCTCATAAATTTAAGAGGTAATATAAATAAATTTACTATGAAAATTCCGAGTGGAGGAATCCATGCTGACCGCAAAATGGAGGCAATATGTATGTATCCATTACATACATATTGAATACATCCCGTACAAATCATCGTGAGTATAATTGAAATTACAGGAAGAATAGTACATCCAAGAAGTGAAAATGACCAATCCATTAAAGATGGAAATACAAATATAAGTCCGAATGTTATTAATGTTAGTATAACGGCATGGACAATTCCAAATGTATGTTGCATAGCGTAACGAAGTGGATCAAAATCACTTCCAATCATTGTAGAGTATATCTTTAGAGAGATGGCAGACTTTGATGAAGGGCTTATAACCGCAAACCGTAATGCATTAAATAGTTTAAACGTAACAACAACATATGACTCATCTAATGCTAACGTCCGTTCAAACAATGTAAATACGGCTCGCAACGCCCCTTCAAACAATGTAAATACGGCTCGCAATTCCCCTTCAAACAATGTAAATAATTCGGATATACCATTAACATCGACGTCGATAAACCCTGTACTAATTCCTGAATCACCGAGTCTAAGTGAATATATTACAACAACCCCTCCCTATTCTGAAGATATGGTAAAACGTATAAAACTATTCTATAAGAATCGTGATAAAAGGCCAAACTCATACAAGTATACAAGCAGTGGCGATCTTGTAAGCTTCTCAAAGTCCGGTTCAGAAGAAGCTATAATCAATCTTAAATCATATGTGAATCATAGCAGTGAAACACTTAATACACGGGACCAAACACGCCTAGACGCAATTGGAGAAGCCGAAACACAATATGACACCGCCTTTAAAAAGGTTCGTGAAACTTATGAAGCATACAAAAATACAGGTGTAAAACAACCCTTTCTTGCTGCTCAAAAGGTAATGGCAGATGCCGATGCTCTTCTCAGTAAGGTACGCTATGGCTCGCGCGCTATTCAGTCTATTGCAAATCCTGAGGTACGCGACGTACTTTTTGACCAACCATATGAGGAGCGTAAACTTATTTCGGATGCAAAAGACCCATTCAAAAAAGAGCTTGCCCGCCTTATTGTATTAGAATATCCCTATATGGACTTTTACGGAACATATGTAGATGCTACAAATTCATCTCCAACGGGTGATGCAGATGCCGTTTTTGAGGATACTGGAATTTCTGAGGCGCTTGTGCGCCAAACAATGAAAAATGGACAGTTTGCCCGTATTTTCTTTGAGTCCGAGGAAGGTCCAAATGGATTTCTCAGTCCTTTCTGGCCTGTGGAATACACTCTTGATGATGTAAAATATTTCACAGGTCTTCAGGCCTACGAGGTCTTACGGGCGGAAGAAGCGGGAAATCTTGAGCTGAAAAAGTCCCTTCTAGGAACTCGCTCAACACGTACAATGCGCTTCTTAACGAAAAAACTTGTAAATCAACCCAAGACACCAAAGGATGTATGGCTCCGGATTTTTACGGCAATTTACCAGCAAAATCCCATACTAAAAGACAAACTACTGGCAACTGGAACAGACCGTCTAATCTTTGCCGATGTACGAAAGGGGCCTTCTGGAACAGGTCTTGCTGAGCGGGATGCAGGAAATCTTACACAGTCAAAATGGCTATATGAAAATGCTGTTGGCACGGCACTTGAGGCATTACGCTACCAGTTCCGCGAAGGGTCGGCTGCTGAGTCGGCAATTAGTGCCTCGCCTACAAATGCAGTAATTTCAACAGATGAACAGTCAGCTGCAAAGGTGGCGGCAATTATCAATTCTAAAAAGAAATTTCAGTTTAAGAAGTAGATATGCCTATAGAAATATTAATGATTCCAATAATATTTATATTAGTAACAATATATTCTTTTTTTAAATATAAAATAATATTTTGGATTAATATTATTTTTATAATTATAGCTATTATAGCACATCTAACATTTACTGCTATAATGGAAAAAGAAGAGGCTGGGAGCGGTGTTCATTTTTTCGGTCCTCCATCCTTTTTATTAACTCTTGCGGGACTTGTATTTTTACCACTCATTGAGGTTTTCATAATACAGTTTAATTTTGCTGGGCCACAAAAACAAACAGGCAATTTAAATGTTAATCGGTCTAGAAATAATATGCGCTAAAACACATTTTCAAACACCTAAACTACTTAAGCATTTCCCCTATAGAAATGTTGCGTATTACTCTTCTAATCCTCAATACGCTATTTGGTGTAACACAAGGAAGTATTAGTGATTGTGCAAAAGGAACATCCCTATTCAAAATCAATAATCTACAGTTTTTCCCAGACCCCTCAACCCGTAATGAAAATACGACTGTTATTCTCGACTACACGGTTCCGGATGGAACAATTGTTTCGGCTGGAACTGCAACATATGAACCGACTTTTAATTATATTAAATATCCTTCAACAGTCGATGATCTGTGTGTTAAGATGGGGTGTCCTATACTACCTGGCTCGTACAGTCCAAGTTCATCAACAGTTATGCCAAATATTGCTGGAACTCTTAGTATTAAAACAACATGGCGGGATGATTTAAATAATATCCTGTTATGTTATACAATTACTACTAAACTTTCACTGTAAAGGGTACTCCTTCAATGTTTCTTCATTTTTATCACAATCTACTTCGGATGAAGTGTAAGAATAACATACACCATCTTTATCTTTGTATACGCGGTCTTTTACAGTATCGGGGTGCGGGTATCTATATACAACTGATGGCGGTGCCTTATAAAAAAAGAAAATAAAGGCGCCAATACATGCTCCGATAATAAATGGTACTAATCTAAAATTCTTTAACATCTACAAGTAGTTTAGAAAGGAATGTTTGAATTTCTTAAAACAGAAACATTTAAGATAGTGGGGAGTGGTATTTTAGGATTAGGAATTGTTGCTGCAATAAAGCCAATGTGCAAGGGAAATGACTGTGTAATACAAAAAGCTCCATCAGTCAGTGAAGTAGTATCATCTACGTATCATATTGGTTCAAAATGTTATAAATTTAATACTACACAGTTAAAGTGCCCTGATCGTGGAGTAATAGAGCCATTTAGAGTCGCTGCATAATGGTCTACTAGATAGAGATGTCTATCTAGTACCATCAGAGCTAAGTATCGCCAATTACTTAAATTACCGTGTTGTGCTAAAGTTAAGTACCCCCCTGAAAGGGGGTACTTAATATTGCCTACAACCCTATGATGGCAAGTATGCTACAGTAAACGTTAAGCCTTCGGCTTAACGCAACTTTGGCACTTGCCGTTAAGTAACTGGCGGTACTTAGCGGTAAAGAAACAGAAAACCTTTCAGATCTGGAATTCAGAACATGAGTACTCTTCTTTCAGATCTTGATAGCTCTCCACCTTCGGGACGCGACGGGGACCTTGTGGATCAAATTCTGAATGAAATGAATGGCGGAGGTAATACATTACCGCCACCAATGCCTTCCGGCTTTCCATCAAATTCTGGAACAATTTCTGCTCCATCTCAAAACACAGTTGTGAATTCCCATGTTATGGATTCAGGTCCAGCCCGTTCTCATATGATAGGGAATTCACAGCCAACCCCCGCCGATTTTGCTACAGCGATGCAAGGAGGTGGTGGCTATGCTCCAGTAAATGATTCTCAACTACCGAAGCCATCCTTTCCCGCCGCCTACAAACAGCGGAAAAGCCTTGTTCAACGCATGACAGATGAGTTTAAGGTCCCTATTCTTGTAGCAATTATTGTGTTCGCCTTTTCCCTCCCGGTTGTGAATTTCCTTTTTGCTCATTATTTCCCTTCAATGATGCTTCCTACAGGGCAACTCACAACAGTTGGACTTGTAATAAAATCACTCGGAGCGGGTGTATTTTTCTGGGTATTACAGCGTGTAATTGTGCCCCTTTTTAGCCTTTAACTTTGGCACTTGCCGTTATACTTTACAACACAGTAAAATTAACACTTAACGATAGAAGAATGAGAAGAGTTGGAATAGAAACTCCTGTACTTGCTGTAGCCCTAATATTTGCCTTATACACGTTTCCTACTAAATACATGATAGCTACAACGGCTCTTGCTATAGTTATATTTCTACTAACA